GGATATTAACATGCACTAGCAAGATCCGTGATCGTGGAATTAATCTTTGCCACAAGAACGGGGTTCGCACGCGAATAGTCTACATAGATTACCGCGCCGCCAGCCGTACCGGTATTAGCGGACGATGTTGCGAGGGTGAGAGTTGCACTCTGCAGTGCCGTTTCGGTTGTCGTGACGACAACATTATAGGCAGAACCGCGTGACCATTCAGTCTGATTCGCGGAAATACCTGCTACAACGTCGGTCCAGGTAAGGACCCCTTCTACTGCTCTTACGATATTTGTTGTTGACATTTTCAAATCTCCTTATTTGTTAAAGAGGCTGGTCAAGTCCCAGCCTCTTCGAAGTTACTTACATATACACTACGCTATCACCCGGAGTAAAGGCAGTGCCCATACCCTTAATGATGATCACGTGGTAGTACAATTCCGCACCGAACAGGTGGTCGACAACACCATAACGGGTCATCAAACCAACGCGAGGGGTGAAGTCATTAGGACCGATCGTACGCTGTACCATCACGGGGATGTACGGGCAATATACGATACCTGTGTCATAATACTCGGAGCCCTTGTAGCCCAACAGAGCGTATTCCAGGCGAGAAGCGCGAACGCCGGGACGAGTCCAGGGCTGTTGGCTTTCAGTACGTGTATCACGATAGATCGTAAAGCGACCCGCCAGGGTTCCTACTTTCGAAACACCGACTTGCTGAGTCGAAACGGTGCTATTGACAGGCATGAACTTGAATTCAGGCATGACTTCAAGGATCGAGCACACCGTAGGTGTGGCGATGATGAAGTTAGCAGCGCCGCGGCGATTGCGAACTGCGATGCGGTTTGCTTCAACCAACACCTTCTGGTAGAAGTCACGGTTTCTCTCACCGAGCCAGCGACCATCAGCCGAGGCAGGAGACCAAGTCGTCCAGCCCGGACCGAAACCAGCGTTCAAAGCGATCTGGATCATACGCATGACCATCTCACGATCGATTTCCGCCTGCACTTCGTACGACATAGCATTGGTGAGCTCATTGTCGATATCGATACCGTTCATGTTCTTCAGATCCTGTTCAAGCTCAACGGACCATTTAGCTGCCAATCTACGAGTACCAGCCTCAACAGCTGTCTTCTCAAATTCGATTGTCATCTGAGGAATCTGCCCGGTCATTTCATAATTGGCAAGCCATTCAGCTACGCCCTGATCTTCCGCAATGAATGGGAAGGTCGTGCCATCCGCCGAGCCCGAGAGGGAAGCGGACGATGTGCCGGTGAAACCTGTCTGCAGGTAGTTGTAACCAACTTCCTGACCATTAGCGGCCTGTTGAACCGGACCACGAAACTGAGGCGAAGAAGCCGCAGAATCATATGAACGGTGTGACGGATCCTGCCAATCGAGGTTACTGCCTTCGTAACGATAACGAAGAGCAAATGCCAGACCAACCGGGCCACTCATCGGCTGCACGCCAACGATTTCATTCGTAATAAGTTCCGGGAACGTACGACGAATCATAGGAATCAAAACTTTGGGCAAGCGAGCGTCACCGGTTGCGTAGAAGTCCGTATTACCGACGTTGCCGCCATTTGTGCCGAATCCCGCACCAGCTCCACCGTAACCAAACATGTTACCCGGGCCGCCAGCGACATTCGCTTCGCGCAAGCACCACTTCTCCTGGTTTTCCAGAAGGATAGAGGTGTTCAAACGTGTGTGTTCATCTTCAATCGGTGCTACCGTCTTGGAGGTATACTCCAGAACAGGAGCCCATTTCTTGATAAGCTGGTCGGCCTTGCTCTGATCGATGTAGGCTGTTCCAGAAGGAATCTTGGTACTCATATTGTATTTCTCCTAAAAATACTGTCACAAAGAGGATTGCTCTTTATTTCTTTGTTGAGAAACGATCCTGTCGTTCCATTGCACTCAGATATCCGGTAACGCCCTCGCCTTCGGGGGCAGAGTCAGACTTCGCGGATTCGCTCAACTTCTCAGTAGGACGAGCCGGGGTATCCAGCTTCGCCTTGATAGTCTTCGTTTCCTTTGTCGCCTGTTCTGTGACGAGCTCTCTCTGCGCGTCTTCGTCTTTATCGAACATCTTAACTACGTAGTCAAAATTTTCAACGATA